GCCAATATTCGCCAAGCGCGGCAGCAAACACGGCGCCAATAAGCACAGTTGGCTCGGATCCGGTGTGCCAGTAAATTGCCAAAACCGCGATGATAAAAAGGACCAGCGTGATGCTGATCCCCGTTATCATTTTTTTTGAGTATTTAGTTTTAGCCATAATCCGACTCCTTTTCATGTTCTATCAGCTTATGATGCACCCTCAAATGCTCGCTCATACGCTTATGCGATGACTTGGCTATTTCTCTTATTTCTGCCAGTTCTGCAACGTGTTCGGTGCGCGTGCATTCAACCGCAGTAAGTCGAGCTTTCATGTCATCAGCTAATTCCTTGACATAAATGCTCACGGAGTCAACAGATGCTTTGAGTGCCTTAAAAGCGATCTCAGACTCTTTTTCCTTGAGAGCCTCATCAGTCGCTTTCTTGACCTTTGCATCCGTCTCCGCTTTTGCGTCAGCACGAAGCTTTTTTATCTGAATAAAGACACCAAGCACAATGCCAGCGATCACAAATAACCCAATAACACCTGCGATAACCAAAACTGTAGCATCACTTATTTGTCCGTTAGCCATCTGTCGCTCCAATATAGTCTTCGTTAAATTCAAAAGAAGGCTGTTCGCCTTATGTGCTCAAAACCCAATTTGTTACTTCTTCGTCCCAAAAATACTGCAATCCGTTACTTGGATATGGCACAGGCGATTCCCAATTGCAAGAAAACTCGTCTAATACCCAAGATTCAAACGGTTTCGGGGGGATGAACGCATCACGATCTTTGTCATATTTATGGCCGATTCCGGCATAATTCTTACGCAATGCTTTGGATTGATCGGCAGACGGTTCATAAGAATCGGGCTTGCAATGTTTACCACCACGAGTGTTGTAGCTTGTCTGCACCCATTCAGACGGGTCACCGACATAACCGCCGTTGATAAACTCTTGATCTGCCACGATGACGTTGTCGACAATGTTATCTTGATTAACGTGTGCAAAATGACTCATATTAACCTCACGATACTGTGAACGTTCCGCTTGTTGTGAACGTGTGAATAACATATCCACTGGCATAGGAAATACTACCCCCGGTTGCCTTGGCGACTGTACCAAGATATCTGATAATTACAACACCAGAACCGCCTTGACCACCTGCACCCCAGTAGTTACCAGCACCACCACCGCCACCAGTATTTGCTATGCCAGCCGTGCCTGTACCACTTATTACGCCAGCACCACCGCCACCCAGACCACCAGCACCCGGGTTATTATCACCGCCACCGCCACCGCCGCCAGCGTAGTATGTCGATGTGCCTGTAATGGCTGATGTTGATCCGTTGCCACCTTTGCCAGCATAAGTTATTGTAGCGGCCTGACCGGCCTGACCATCACCGCCGCCACCGCCACCATGACTTTCTGCCCTTGCAGTATCGCCGTGACCACTACCGCCAGCATAACCACCATCATTTGATGCACCACCAGCAAAGTCACCATTGTTGCCATAAGCACCAGCACCACCGCCGTTTGCACCAACGCCAGCACTTGTTACGTATCCACCGAAACCACCGCCACCAACGGAGTTTAATGCCCCGATTGATGTTGTGTTTCCGGGCGATCCGCTCGATTGATTGCCGCCAGCACCGCCAGCACCGACAATAATCGATAATGCATCAGCAATAGTAGCCGAGCCAGATTTCACACCGCCGCCGCCACCACCGCCGCCACGGTTTGAATCTGTGCTACCACCGCCGCCGCCACCAGACCCAACGATCAAATATTCAATCGCCAGTTCTCGCACCCACGCCAATGATGTGCCGCGATAAATTTTTTTGATAGAAGATGCTCCCAACATTGGATTTACAACATCACTCAACCCACGCTTCATGCCGTCACCTCAAACGATGAAATACAGCGTGTTGGCATCTTTTGAACCAATCGCGTCGTACTGTGCCTGTGTACCTGACCAAATTGAATAAATGTCTGTGCCGGCTGACGCGCTGTCTGCGATTAACCTGCCGGAGCCAGCCAGTGTAGGTGTGCCAGTAAACGTGGGGCTGTCGAGGGGGGCACCAGCGTAAACAATGCCCGAAATCAATTCAGGCGCGGCTAGTGTCGTGCCGGTGATAGCCAGGCGGTATAAAACTTCCTGGCGAGTCGTGCCAGTTCCGTTGATGTCTTCCTGGGTCAATGTTGGCTCAACTGCCGTTCCGGTTGCGGGCGTCCCTTTGAGCACGCGAAACGCTAGCGTGTCAACGCCTGCGCCACCGCCGTTGCGGACAAACTCGGCGATGAGTAGGTCAATCCGGTTGTAGCCTGCCGTGCCAGAATCGACTGTTAAATCTTCGGTTGTGCCTTGCTTGACAGCCAGTAGATATCCGGATAGGTTGTAGACGCCTGCTGACAGTCTGACTAGATTGTCGTTGATTCGCGCGCAGGCGAGATCGTTAAAAATTTTGACAATGCCATTTTCGGACAAAATGCTCTTAAAGATCGCGGCAAGTTCGGGCGCGCCGATGTCTGCCGTAATGCTGTTTTTGATTATTCCAACTTGTGACATTTAATCACCCACCTTATACTGGATTGTTGTCCCTTGAGCGTTGACCGTTCTGATTATTTGTGTGATTTGATCTTGCACCGACAGCCCTGTGATGTAATCGCGACCACCGACAATATCGCCGATGCTTAAGCCAGCCGATTCATCGAGATCAATCTTGACCTCGTTTACTGGTAAGTAGTCGATTGATAGTTTGTCGGTGGCTTTGGCTGTGAGGTCATCAAGTGATTCGGCGTTTGGGTAGTCGAGTGTGATTTGCCTGTCCACCACCCACGGTGGATTGGCTGATGTTGATGTCGTGCCGTCTTCGGCGCGGTACAGCTCCACGACCTGCCGAGCTGTCAACTCGCCACTGCCCAAAGCAATGACGTGGTTGTAAGCCAACTTATTATCAACTGACGTTTCGAGTTTGGCGGAGTAATCTTGCGAAAACTCCTCACCGCTCGACATGTCTGCAATTGGCACGGCCGACAATGTGACGATTCCGTCCGCAAACGATAAATTGAGCCGTGCGGACGAGTCGCTCAAAAGCCTGTGAATCGAGTACAGCAACGTCTGATATCGAAACGAGCCGGAAACCGTAATGCCCGAATCGCCAGTGTCGACAGCGAACAACTCGCTATCACCCAATAGATCAGCTATCGCGGCGTTGGCCTCGACCGATGCGATTGTTTTGTAGGCCAGCCCTGGCGGTGGTTTGACCACCTTATCAATGAGCATGCCGCGCCAAGTCCGTCCGGATATGTGGATTAATGAGCCAATGTGCCTAATGCCCAAAACCAACCCGCCGAACTCCGTTCCGTCCTCGTAGATGTAGTGCCCGATGTTGACCGGTTCGGCGAGCCATACGGATTCCGGGATTGTTAATTGGTAGTCGTTATCCTCGATTTTGTCATAAAGCGATGACACAACATCCCACTGGTCAAAATCCTCGATCGTGCGTAACTCAACCAAAAGCGAATTGGCGTGTATCAAGTCCATACCGGCTCACTCCGTTCTCTCATCAGCAATATGTCAAACGTGAAATCGTTGTTTGAATAGATGAAGTTTTCGCCGGGTGGAATGGGCGTGAATACTGATGATGTTTTGTTGCGATTGGCAAAAAAATTGACTCGCGAACCCTCTGTGGTGATTTTGGTGACCGTCTTTTGCATTTGGTCAATCTCGATACGCTCTCCTAAAATTAACTCGCCCGTCACCTTGTACAGATGATTTCCAACATAAAACTCGGGGTCGGTGACTTCGCCGTACATGGTGATAATCGCTGACGAGTCTGTGTAATGGTCGTTAACGAGTGTTCGAATTTGGGGCGCGGCAACGGCGAGTGGCAACTTTGTTGGGAGTATGAAGCCTAGCAGTGCGGTCGTTTCGAGGGGGTCGAATCGGGCAAGTGATTCGTCAATCCAGAATGGGGAGCCGGTGACTATTTCGAGGTCGAGATGGGCAATTTTGGCGTTTTTGTATAAATACTTCATCGACCCGATCACATAACAGGTTATGTAGTTGTCGCCAATATAAATTTTCCCTGGCGTCTTTGAAATGATGTCTGCTTCAAAAGCCCTTGACAAAAAACTAACATCGGAATCTATTGAAGCGCCCCCGTTGTATATAGCCAAAGTCAGTGATTTTGATTGAACGCCCTTGCTTGTTTTATTAATTAGTGCTCCATACCCGGATTGTTTATCGACCGACTCATATTTCCACGAGTAGTTCAACAAATCGGTTGTTTCCCAGATGTACGGCGAGCTGTTGAAATCGACCGCAATGCCCTTGGGCGAAACGTACTTTATTAAATATCGTTTAGGCATAGCCTTTTACGAACCTCCCGAACGCCCTTCCGTCAATTACCACCTGCTGTTGCGCTACCGCTTCGGCTAGTTTTCCGTAATCGATATTAACCGAAACTGTTGAATTTGATGTCGCGTCCTTTGAGGCTAACGACGACTGTGCAAATAGCGCGTTGTTATATTTACTGTCGATGTCGGGCAATGCGGCTGCGGCTAATTTTGCGGCGGCATCTGTCACAAACTTGAGCTTATCCAATAACCCAAGTCCGAATCCCTCGCCCGCAAACCCGCCAATTTCTGCTGTCACTTTTGATGGAGAGTTGATGTCAAGTTCTTCCATCATTTCTTCTTTTGCGGTTTTTGCTACTCTCTTGGCGGCGGCTCTAATGATATCTAGTTTTTTATCAAGCCCGTCAGCAAAACCCTGTCCGGCTTGTTGCCCGATAATCTCAGCTTCTGATGGCATGATACCGAGTTCTTCTTTGGCTGCGCTCGTGGCAAGAGTTGATTTTTCTCGCCAAGTTAATACCCATTTATCCAACTCTGTCGCGCTCATTGTGTTTAGGTCATTAATGATTGGAACCGCCCCTGGTCCCAGCGCTTGCAAGTCAGTTAAAACATCAGTAGGAACTTTAGCGGACAACTCTTTAATAGCCGCTCGCCAATTTGTAAAGTCGATTATTTGGTTTTCCAGATTTCGCTTTACTTCTTCGGCCGTCAGCTTGGTCTTGGCTATTCCGTTATCTTCAATCGACCCCATTTGATCGTAGTGTGTTTTTGACAGCTCCTCGAGTTTTTTAGCCGTTTCCTCTGAGTTAGCAATTTGCTGTGCTTGCAATTCGGCCGTCATGGTTGTTTTCTTGGCCTCTGACTCAACTGCTTTTCCGTTGGAATCAATAACTCCGCTAGCCAGCGAATCGTAAGATGCCTCAACTGATTCAATCGCAAACTTATTTGCGTTGAAAGACGATGTTAAATTATCAACATTTATTTGAGCATCTTCCATTTCGCTTTTGGCGTTGTCCATTGCCGCCAAAGTCCCGCCGTTCAATGCGTCACCGAACGCCGTTGTGGCAGTTGTTAGCCTTGTCTGAGCGGTGACCATGTTTTCAGTTGTTGCGGCTCTTTCTTTGTATAACTCCAAAAGTCGATCTTCATAAACTCTGAACATTAGTTCTTTTTTCTTTGACTCAATTATGCTTTCAATTGCAGCTTTGCTTTGATTTAACTTTCCGGTCTGCTCGTCGATCGCTAGGTTGAGTTCTGGCATCAACTTATTTAATTGCGCAACAAGTTCAGCCATTTTAGATTTCTCGCCGTTTGTTTTCTTTTCTTTTACGGCAAGCGTGGTCAGCTGCTCCGATAATTCATCTACCAGTTTCCCGTTTTCTTTAACTGATTTTTCTTGATCAACAAATGTTTGCGCTGATTTATCGAACGATTTTATTAGTTTATCGTTTATTTTTGTGGCATCTTCCGCGTCGTTTTTATAAATCACAAACGCTGCGGCCGCTGCTGTTATCGCCAGTGCGACCCACCCAATCGGACCCGCTAGCAGTTCAATTGTTACACCTGCGGCTCCTGCTGCCGCCGTGGCTGTTGCCAATGCCGCAGTCAATGTGCCGACAGATGAGATTAACGTTCCTGTAATTACAACGGCTGGTCCAATGGCCGCCGCTACCGCAGCGATGACTGTAATTGTCTTTTGAGTTTCTGGCGACAATTCTGCAAATGCGTTGGCTAATTCTGTGATTTTTTCAGCAGCTTTGATGACTGTTGGCGCAAATGATTTACTTAACGATATCCCGGCAGTTTCAATGCTGCCCATCATCGCATCTATCGAGCCTTTTGTGTTGTCAAGCATAGTAGCGGCCATATTTTTAGCTGCGCCGTCAGACTTGATGAATGATTTTGTGAGCGAATCTAGCTTTTCGGGACCGGCGTCAAGCACGACCATCATTCCGCTTAAGGCTTCTTTACCAAACAAAGTAGCAATTGCGTCAGCTTTTTTCTGATCTGTCAGTTTGGCCGTTGACTTGTTGAGTCTATCGACGACATCTTTTAACGGGAGCATTTTGCCTTCTGCGTCGAATGCGTTGAATGCAAGTTTTGACATTAGTCCGGCTGCTTCTTTTGACGGGCTAGCAAGTGAAATCAATGAGCCGCGCAATGTCGTGCCTGCTTGAGCGCCTTTAATCCCAGAGTTTGCCATTAATCCAATGGCCGCTGAAACTTCTTCAATACTTAGACCTAAAGCGTTCGCCGGCGGCGCTGCATATTTAAGTGCGTCTCCCATGTCGGTTACACTTGCGTTTGTCGCAGCTGCGACTTGCGCCAAGACATCGGCAACGTGCCCGCTTTGACTTGCGTCAATATTAAACCCTCGCAATGCGCTAGATGCAATGTCAGCCGCGAGTGCGACATCTAGTCCTCCTGACGCTGCTAAGTCTAACATTCCCGGCATCGCGGCGGTTATTTCATTAACGGAGAATCCTGCGCTTGCTAGATTTTCCATTCCTTGAGCGGCTTCTTTTGCGCTAAAAGCAGTGTCTGCGCCTAATTGTAAGGCTAATTCGTTTAGCCCTTTAAATTCATCTGCTGTTGCGCCTGAAATGGCTTTTACGCGACTCATCGCCGCTTCAAAATTCATACCCATTGCTAAAGCAGCAGTTCCTGCGGCTATGATTGGCGCAGTCAGCCCAATTGATAAAGACGTTCCGACACTTGTTAAATCTGCGCCTAGTTTTTTGCTTTTTTCAGATACTCCGGTTAGCGTTGTGCTAAGTTTTGTGAATTGGTTTTCTTGCTTTTTTAGTTTTTCAATACCATCGTCCAGCTGGCGATTCATGTTATTTAATGCCGATTCAGCATAATTTAGTTGTATTTGGTAATCTCTGGTCTTGGATTCATTTCGATTTGTCGCGTTTTCAGATTCAGCCAAAGCCGTTCTAAGCGCGTCTACTTTTGATTTTTGCAAATCAATTTTACTGGCTAGTGCATTATTGGCAGCTGCTAGCTTATCAGTAGCCGTTGTGTTTTTGTCAAACTTAGACGTTATTAATGCGGTCTCTGACCCCAACACTGAAAACTCTTTGTTAATATTTTTGATTGCTGTTTTAAGCTTGGCCTCGCCGTCAAGTTCGAGGACGGTTTTAATTGTTTTGTTTGGCATCGATTAAACCTCCTAAAACATCGACTGCTTTGTGCTTTTTTTAGATGTTTTGTTAAATTGCGGCGAATAATAAAGCAATTGCATTATTACTCCGGGTCTTGACATTAAGCATTCAGCCCGACTGAGTCCGAGCGAGAGTCCGATATAAATTAACCGAAGCGTGTCAATTTTGCCGCCCCGGTTTACGCGTTTTTTTCTAAGTTGATTTCTTTTAGTACTTCGTCATCATTGTCGTCGTCAGAGTCAAAATTAGAATCATCTGCGATTGTTTCAAACACCGCGAGTCGGCGCAAGATAAGGTCTTTAGGTTTCATTTTTATTGATATAAATTCTTCGGTGATTGGCTTTTTGTTTTCGCCAATTAAAATTCCGGAATCAATGTCTAAATTGTAAGAGAGAACAGCTTGATTGATTAATGTCGATATAGTAAAAATATACGCACTGAATTGATTTTTTGATTTATCTTCGCCTGTGAGCACTTTGTGCAGATTTGCCAGGCTTCCGTATTTTTCACCAACAATTTGCAAAGCGTTGACGTTGAAAAGCATGTCGTATTCTTTATCGGCAATTTTTATTTTAGCCATAACAAACAGGGTCGGGGTGATTAGCCCCGACCCGTCCTCCAATCTTTAATTAGACCAATGCTGCAATGGCCGCCTCGAGTGCGTCCTCAGCTGCATCAACCTGAGCCTGCGTTGCATCTGTGTTTGCTTGTACTGCCAGTGCCAACTGCAATTGATAGTACATAACCGCATATGATGCGCTTGTGTAAGTTTCGGCAGATTTGCCCTGTGCCGTCACGATGTCAGCAGCCAATGCGGTTTTATCGGTAGGCTGTCCAATGTTGGCCAGATTTTCGATAAAGGCAATCGCTTCGGCCTCTGTGGCAAAAGTGGCTTGTTTTTTCCATTCGCCGGTCGGGATAACCATAATTGTTCCGGCCAGGCTAGGTGTCTGCCATTCGACTGCTTCGCCTTTTGTGGCAGCCTCTGCCGCAGGTTCTGAAAACTGTACTTTATAAAGCCATGTTGCGCGGTATGTTTTAACACTAGATTTGACGCGAACCGTGTAAAAGCCAACGCCAACGTTTGGCGCCGAATCCGTTCCGTTCGCAGTCAAAACACCGCCGACAAACGAATGCCCAAGCAATGTTGAGTAGACGAGATCGGTTAGGTCGTCTAAGCCTAACTCGATTGACCCGCCGGAAAAGCCTGCATCAACTTCAACCGGAGCGTCGTCAGCGTACAAGATATTAGACTTGCCCTCAATTGTGATATTGGCGGCGAGCGCCTTGCCTACGACAAAGCCCGTGTCGTATGTCGGCGTATCTGTTAGTAATTTTGACATAATTGGATATTTTAAACCAATAATAGCCATTTAGATATATCCCTCTTTCTCTAAAAATTTGTCCCACACCTCGGCCATCGCGTCGGTGGCTGCTTGCTCGGAAAGCGCGTCGGCCGTGTCGACCCAATGTGTTCCGGGTGATTTTGATGTTCCATAATGATTTATAAATGCAATTTCAGCATTTCTGACCGGCTTTTTCCGATCAACTCGTTTGCCGTCGACTTCTGTGTATGCGCTGGCGCCTTGCGGGTAGATGTCGATTGTTTTAACGTCACCGATTGACTTTGTTTTTTTGGCATAGCCAATTGATTCAATTAGTTGTCCAGTGAGTTTTAGCTTGTGGATTTCAGCCGCCCTGCGCCATGCTCGTTTGACTTGTTCGGCACCGGCTAGCAACATTTCATCAGCCACTTCGCCGGACAATTCGCCAAGCTTTTTCATACTTTCGATGATGTCATCTATCCCGGACGTGCTAAATCGTGCCATCAGACAACCACGCAATCCCAAATATGATGGATATATCCGGTGTCAGATTCGTAATCAATCAAATAATTAACTCCGATTTCATCATTCCCGGACAAAACACCATCAATCAAAGCAACAACTGCATCACTGTCGGATTTCGTGAACCGATCAACTTGCACTTTCCACCCGGATTCTGCCAAACGATTGTCGGCATCAACGCCGATCCGCGCATAGGCAGTCCAAGCAGTGTAGTTTCCGGTCAACGCGCCTTTGTACTTTGTCGCCAATGGGTCGGCGGTCAAGAGCAGCGCCTTAAAATCAGCTAGCAGCATAAGCACTCACCACCCTTGATAAATTCAAGTCCATGATTGCCTCGTTTGTGTCGCTGTCTTTTCCGGCATAGACTCTTTCGACTTGGTACTGGTCGCCATCAATCGCAACAATTGCTTTTTCCGCGATTTGCCTGTTCTGCAAAATCCTTATCCGTTGCGCGATTTCCACCTGCTCTAGGCTTTCCGTAAGTTGGACTGGGGAACTCTCGAAAGAAAGCTCCCCGTACCAACAATTAGAAATCAGAACAAGTGTTTCGTTTGGCATGTCGCCCGGCGCTGCTGTGTTGGTGATTTTGTAAATTGAGCAGATTCCCGAATCGAGTATCACGTGATCACCCGGCCTTTTTGGCTGATGAACCTTTCGCGAATCCTAAGGCTTAGCCATTGTGGCATACCTCCGGACTGGTCACGGCTCTGATAACTCCAAACGGTGTAATCAACCAACAGCATCAGATCTTCGACGTCGTCTTGCAGGGCAATTCCTTTTCGCGTCAATTCCATCTCCGCTGATTGCGCCCTCATCATCAACTGGTCGTCTAGGATTGTGTCTAGTCGACCAAGACGCTGCTTGATCAATTCAAGCGAACTTAGATATAAAACGCTCATAAGAAATCACCCCATCAATTAAGAAATTATGTAAGCTGCGGTCAGCACTGCGGAAGAAATGCCGTCTTTGATTGCGATTGCCTTAATGGTCTTTGTCGCGGCAACTGCAATGTTGGCGATGAGTTTCGTTTTGGTTGCGTCAGGCGTCGAGCCGTCAACGGTGTAATAAATCACCGCGCCAGGTGTGATGTCGTACAGGCCAACGGTCTGCGCTCCAACATAGGTGCCAGCGATAGGCAACGCATAGGGCACTTCAACTGTGTTTGCGGTGTCGGTGCCGAATGTGGTTGTGGTTGTCGGTGCTGCGTTTGCGATGTTGACCATGACAAAAGCTTCGCCGATGACCGGCAAGCCGTCGTAACGGGCGGTTCCTTTGAAAACTGTCTGATCTTCCGTGAACTTGACTTGATCGGAAACGGCAAGCTGCGAACCGGCGCGTTCGGCTAAAAGGTAAAGCGAACCGTAGCCGCCGAGAATGTCGTTATCGGCCATGAACTCGAGAATGACAATTTCACCACCAACAATTGGCATGGTGTTTGTCAAAGACGCGGTCAGTGCACCGGCTGCGTTGAAAGCAATTGCTTTTGCGATCAGCACGTTTTTGGTTTTGGTGTTCATTGCCCAAAACATTGCACCATTGCTGTAATTGGGTTTTGCAACGCCAAGATACGCGACGAGGTTTGCAAAGAACGTTTCTGCGCTCATACCGGCCGGGTCAAACTTGAGCAAGTTGTTGGTGTGCAGGTCAGTCCATTCGGCGGCGTCAGTATCCCAATAAGACGGCTGAGATGTTTGAGCCAAGCGAGTTGCGATACCGACTGGCATTTTTGAGCCAGTGCCGAAAGCGATTGCTTTATCGACTGCGATGCCAATTGCCTGTCCGATGTTGTCCAAAATTTCACCGGCAAGATTGAGGTCTGAATCTTCGAGCGTGCTGTTGCTGATCGCGATGAAGCCACCGACTTTGTAGCCGTCAACTTCGACTTGCGAAAAGGTCATCAGCAATTCGTTGAGCATGCCAACGGCTTCTGTCCAAATGCCCTCGGGGATTGCGCCAGCTACGGTCTGACGAGCCTTGCCTGAAACAGACTTGAGATTGACTTTGCTGACGAGTTTGGAATAGCGGTTGAGATTGTCGCGGACGATGTCTAAAAGAACATCGGGGATATTTAGGTCAGCGCCGGTGATTGCGCGTTTTTGGCCTTTGAGTGAACGGGTGCGGGCGAGAAAATCTTTGACGTCCTCACGTGCGATAATCCCATCACGAGTAACAGTGTCGAGGCCTTGGAAAAATTTCTGACGTTTTGTTTCCATTTTTACTTCCTTTCGTTCTGCCGCCGGTTTTTCGGTCGGGTTTTCTTTTCTGCTTTCGATTTCGTCGAGTTCCGCTTGAAGCTTTTGCAATTCGCCTTCTAGTCTTGTGACATCAGCATTTGCTGTGGCTTCTTCGGCTTCGAGTTCTGCCTTGTCGCTTTCAACTTTGGCCACGCCCTCATCAACCACGCTTTTTTCTTCGGCGGTTGATTCATCGGTCATTTCGTTGATCGCCACTTCGAGTTCAGCCTCTCGAGTTTCGATAGCTGTTTTTCTCAATAAAAAATCCGCGTCTTTTGCGCGGACTCCATCGAGTTCTTTCTTTAGCACGCTCATGCGCTTGTTAAGGATTAGCTGTTTTAGAGCCATTTTTTAACCTCTCTTTCATCGTTGCTTTCCAAACATCCGTTTGGCGTTTGTTTATTTGTTTGATTTCGTCAGCGCGGGCACTAATCGACGTTTGTTTGTAAGCCGGGAACGTGCAAGGCGACACCTCGTAAAGTTCGACTTCCATGATTCGGCTGTGCCAATCGCCATTAGGCAGCTGCGACATTTCCTCGCGGATAATGTCAAATCCAAACGAGCACTGGCTAACATCGCCCCGTTCAACACGCGCGTGGGAATTTACTGCGTCCGAATCCTTTTCGTTGATTTCGATTTCGCCATAAAGTCCATGGTTGTCAGCCGACAGCGTCAGCGTCCGCGATCCGGTTCTTGCTAAAACAATATCCGTGTTGTGATTCCACAGCGCCCGAATATCTCCAGACAGCGTGTTGTCGAACGCGGCAGGGTCGAGCGTTTCGGTGAAGCCCTTGAACATTTCATAATCTTCGCCAAATACCGCGAAATAACCGCGAATGAATTTCTTTCCGTCATTGTTTTCGGCTCTTAATTCCGGCGCGATATATCGGTACTGTCTGCCTGATCGTTTATCCATTGTTGCCAGCATCTCCTTTCTGCACTAATTTTTTCTGATCACCAATCTTTGCGTATGGCACGTAGTTTTCTAGGATTGCCAATTCGGAAAGCCCTTCGCGCGGTGTCCAGCCTAGCCAGTCCCTCGCCTCGTTCCTGTCCACGATTGCTCGATCCACCATGTTGCATGCAACCTCAGCAATATCGGTAATGCTGTAGCTGTATAAACTGCGTGGATTAAAACGGAAATACCAATCGGGTGACAGTAACAACTTTCTCGTCAACTCCTGCTCGATTCCGCGCGCTATCGGTAGCACCCGTGTCGAGATGAAATTGTTGAACTCGTCCTTGTCATACAAGCCATCGCCAACTAAAAACGGTGGGACACCAAAAATAGCGGCCGCCGTTCTTTTGTCGATTGTGATTGAATCTTTAATCGCTAAGTCACTGATTGTCAGCGGCTTGACCGTAATGACATCAAATGCCTCGGCCGGAATGAACCACGGTTTGCCGTCCTCAGACGCGTCCATAAATTGACCGCCCAAAGCTGCGCGCCCCTCGACGCTTGCAAATTCTTCCGTCAATCCATCGACTTTGACAATGATTGACGGGTGAGGCGTTTCCATGAGCGCTTTGCCTGTCGCCCGTGCTTGTTTTAGCGTTGACGACAAGTCTTTGAGCATTACGTTGTAGCCGGTTCCGCGCCACGGTTTTTGCGGGTCTGGATTGTCTGTGAAGTGCAGTATTTCATCGGGTTCGTATCTGACGCCGTTGTACAAAACGTAATAGCCATACTGCAAATCAGTTATGATCACCGCGCCCATGTTCATCGGCTCGATGTCGTCCAAGTATCCATTGACAAAATGTGGTATCTGAATCGAGTTGCCTTTGCCGTCAAGCAAGATGTTGCGAACGACCGAGTAAACCCAGTTTTTGCGAGAAGTGTATTTGTTCGGGTTTATGTCAATTTTTCGAGACAGCTCATTTTTGATTCGCTGATCGCCGTCTTTGGTGTTGGTCATCAAGTGGATTGTCATGGAGCTGATTAAATCAGCGATACGGTTAGCGGCGGTTTGAATTTCCGGGCAGTCAGACAATTTTGTGTAACCAGAAATGGTCAAAGCCTCGAAGCCCTCCGGCGACGTCAGCCACGTCAAACTGCTTGTTCGTTTCTGCGGTTCTGCCCGCGCTCTGTTTTTGCTCATTCATTGCCTCCGCTTCTTAGCCATTGCCCAGCCTTTTGTGATGTTTCGAGATTTTCAAGCATTCTCACGGTCGCAAATACGTCCGCGTCAAAGATGTCAATCCGGTGCTCGGGCATGACTTTTTCAAACTGAATCATGTCGTCTGTTTTCTCAATCGCCATGACGTTCGAAATGCAATATTCATACGCCGCGCTGCCGAGATAGTACAGCTGTTTGTTTTTTGCTTTTTGCTCAATCCGTCTAAAGCCTTCCGACTTTTTATAAAAATACTGTGGCTGATCGACAATGCTAAATCCTGCCGCTTTCATTCCGATGAAATATTCCCGGCAAAACTTTTTATCGTGACCGATCTGTTTGATCTTAAACCCTTGCTTTTTCAGTTCGACAAACCAATTGATAATGTCAGCGTGATTAACAGTTGGGCTGTTGCACATAGTCAGCCACCCGTCATCTTTCCAACCAAACAGCGGAATATTATCTTCCTCTGCTTTTTTGTAAGCGGCGGTGATCGGGAACCACGCGTGAGTGATTGAGATGTCGATGCCTTTGTACTCGCCATGAATTGAACCGGCGGTTAAGTCGTGCAGCTTGGACAAGTCAGCTCCACCATACCAGTTGATTGGTAGTACTTTTAAGACATCTAGCTTTTTTTGCAGTGACCATTCCGGTTTAATCCCAAAAGCCTTTTCGGCAGCAACATTTGAAACTTGAAATTCGCTTAAATTAAAATAAGACCGCATCGCCGACGTATAGACGTTCAAGCTTTTGGCTAAAAAGTCTTTTCTTTGTTGCGGGTCGTTTTGGGCTTGCATGGCGTCGTTCATCATGTCGTTCGGCCTGATCGTCACGCCAAACCCCGGGTTGGCCATTTCGTGAATCAATGGGTTGGTGTAATCAATCTCGCCGTTTTCGTCTTGGTCAGCCTTGCAAATAAAAACAAAATACGAGTCATCGCGTATCGTTTTGTCGATGATCTTTTTGCAGTAGATGAATTTTTGATAGCAAAAACTCGTCATGTCGTCGCCGGCAGTCGTGATGCCAATCATCAATTTATTGGTGTAGGCTTTCATAGCTTCTTTGATGATGTTGTATTGTTTTGGCGATTTGTAAGCGTGGATTTCGTCAGCAATCGCAATGTTGCAGTTAAATGAATCTTGCGCGTCCGGATTGCCGGCTAATGCTTCAAGGTGCATCGAGCCGCCGTCAATCTCAGGGTTTGATATCGAGTGCTCCATGTTGTTATCTAAGATTCGCCACCCGTCAGACGTTGCTTCGTTTTTGTCTGCATACCATACGCGAGTTAAGTTGTACTCCCAGTTTTCAAAAGACTTCATCGCCTCTTTTAAGACAGCCCCGACAACGTAAATTGTCGAACCGCTCTTGCGCTCGAGTAATCCAAGCGCCCAAGCTAAAGCTGAGATGAAAATTGTCTTGCCGTTTTTTCTAGGAACAAAAATGAACGCCTCTTTATAGCGGCGCTCAATCGTTCCAGGGAAGAAGAATCCCATTAAGTTGTAGACTATGAACTTTTGCCACGGGTCTAATAAAAACGGCTGTGAAGTGCAGTATTTCATCGGGTTCGTATCTGACGCCGTTGTACAAAACGTAATAGCCATACTGCAAATCAGTTATGATCGCCGCGCCCATGTTCATCGGCTCGATGTCGTCCAAGTATCCATTGACAAAATGTGGTATCTGAATCGAGTTGCCTTTGCCGTCAAGCAAGATGTTGCGAACGACCGAGTAAACCCAGTTTTT